TAGGAATCTTGTCGTACTTAGCAGCGAAGTCAGCGATCTCCTCAAAGACAATCTTCTCATGATAGTTCTCATAGTATTCTGCCTTTAAAAATGGAACTACTTTTCGATAATACTCCTCGTTATGTAGGAGATTTCTCAGAATAGTTTCTTCAATACGTTCAATCATTAAAATTTAACCTAGCAAAGGATTTTTCACTTAACCTCTTTTGTATCAGTTTACCATACTCCTCGTGTAGTTCGCAACCAAGATAATGCCTTTGTAAGGATTTGGCTACTAGAGCAGTTGTGCCAGATCCCATAAAAGGATCTAATACAATGTCACCTTCTTCACTACCTGCCTTGATACATGGTTCAATAAGGTCTGGTGGATACACTGCAAAGTGTGCTCCCTTGTATGGTTTGTTAGTTACCGACCAGACAGATCGTTTATTCTTTGTTGTATAACTTTTCGTAAGACCTGAATGTGGTTGTAGTCCTGATCCTTCGTTGTGATATTTTCCTTTAGTTCTATCTCTAGTTCCCCAATCTTGTTTGACTGGTTCTTTGATTGCTTCATTGTCATAGAAATATTTTTTGCTCTTACTAAATAGGAATATATACTCATGGGACTTGGTACATCTATCTCTGACACTTTCAGGCATAGGGTTAGGTTTGTGCCAAATAATATCCTGTCTCAAATACCATCCATCTGAACGTAATGCAAAAGCCAACATCCAAGGAATCCCGATCAAATCTTTTTCCTTTAGTCCTTCTAACTTTCTTCCCCGCTTGTTGCATTCTTGCGGCAAATCCTGGTTGGTTTTACTCACCGATTGCTTAGGGTATGCTTGTCCTTTACCAGGTCGGTAGTTATAATAACTATCTCCAATATTTACCCATAGTGTTCCATCATCTGTTAGGACATCTCGCACGGATCTGAATACTTCAACTAAATTTTCAATGTATTCTTCTGGTGATTGCTCTTGTCCTATCTGTTTATCTTCACCACCATAGTCACGTAGACCATAGTAAGGTGGTGAAGTAACACACATTCTAGCTTTACCATCAAACTCTTTAAGAGTTTCACGACAATCACCAAACAGAATTGTATCAGTTACCATAAGAGAATTCCTGTTTTGCTGCCTCTTCTAGTTTTGCCATCACTTCGTCTGTGAAGTATTTCTCAGGATCACTGAGGATAGACTTAGGGTAAACATTACTACCACCAACGGAGATACGGTTGCCCACCCGTTTGAATACTCCGTACTTTTCACCAAGTTCCAAGAGTCCGTAATACTTGTCCAATCCACGCTCATCAAAATACAATCTAGTTTCAACCTTACTACCCTCCTTAGATAATCGTGATTTTTTTGCTTCGCACTTGATAATGTTACCTACCAATTCAGTACCATCTTTCTCTTTCTTTTTACCAAGATAGATGATAGTAGATGCTGCATACTTAAGACCTGTACCACCTCCCATTTCCTTTGTAGGAATATAGGAACCAATCACATCATAAGTATGGTTAGTAACAATCATAGGTATACTAGCCTGTCCTAACTTCAATGTCAATACCCTGAACGCACCTTTAATCAATTGTGATTTGGTCATGTCTCTAACTTGTTTATCGTTAGCAACATCTTCCATCTCTTTTGATGTACTAAGCATACCAAGAGAATCAAGAACGAACATCAATGGTTGACGATCATCCTTTGGTTCTTTCAAATACTTGTCAACAATTCTACATGCCTGTGTCCTGAACTCTTCGATAGTAGCTACAGGAAAGATTACCATACGTTTGGAATCAATTCCTCTACTCTCAATCATGTCCTTACTTAAAGCAGACTCAGACTCAAAATAAATGACCCCACCAGTAGGGTTATTACTAAGAAAACTACGGACAACACTAAGGGCAAAAAAAGTTTTTCCAGTGCTGCTTTCACCAGCGAGGGCTGTAACCTTGTTGGAAGGAATACCCCCAAACAAAGAACCGCTAACGACAGCATTAAAAATGTATGACCCAGTATCAACAAACGAGGTAACATCACCTGCTGCGACACCATCACTAACAATACTTGCAAATTCATTTCCACTATCCTTAATTACAGAATCTAAGAATCCCATTTAGTTACATCCTCTTCGTAAAAGTTTACATAATTATAATCCTTACTCATGAGTTTAGCAAACCCAAGAGCAGTATCATGATCCTCAAAGGTTTTTATATCCTTTGGTTCTATTTGTCCCACAACATGGTTAGTCCATGTCACCACATAAATTTTCTTGTTCATGAAAAGAAACTAGAAATTGTAATGGTCTTTTCGTATTGCCATTCAATACATTGTAGCACATTCTTGAGTGGTTCCAAGAATGATTTTTCAAATTGTCTTTGGTAATCCACGTATTTTGTAATACCAAATTCTTTTGGTAGTTCACCAAAGAAACTAATTACATTCTCATGTAATGGATTTGGTGTCTTGAGATACATGAATTTAATCTTCTCACCTTCTTGGATAAGAGGATGCTTATTCTCTACCTTGTACTTCTTAACATAATAATTGTACAAGAGAGCACCCCTTACTGCGATGGGGGTTCCTTTTTGATAGATCTCTGTTGGATGGCGGTACTTGGCAAGGTTGTTAACTCCTCTGGGAAAGGCGACTTCCTCGTAGGGTCTTTCTCTCGTTTGAGATTTGACTTCATTGATAAAATCGATAAGTTCATCATTTGTCTTGCCGATAATAATCTTAAATGCTGCATAGAGTTTATCCCTAAAATATGCTGGTGTTGATGACCTAGCAGTTTCAAGTCCCATGATTTTCATCTTGGGTTCTTTGTATCGAACTCCTTCACTGTCCCATACGTTAAGTATGTATCTTTTCTTAGCAGTCCAGATTCCACGGTCAGCGATGTTCTCTCGCTTCATGCTCATCTTTTGATCATATGCTGAAACATACGACGCCAGTTCTTGATACGAACGTTCAATAAAAGGTTCCAGTTTCTCTTGGCAGATCTTGTCAAGTAAGGAAACAATTGCTGCTTTATCACTAGACTTACTACTAAAAAATTTAGTAACAAGAGGTCCGAGATTAAGATAGATTGAGTCAGTGTCAGATGCAATGACATAATCAACCTCCTCAGTAGAGAGTAGTTTATTTAGATATGCATTCATCTTGTTCTCAATCCAACGGATAGAGACCTGACCAGATAGAGTGATAGCCTCTGCATTTGCTAGACGGTAATAACGAAAGTGTTCGTTACCGATAGCACCATAGGCAGAGTTGAGAGAGATCTTCTTTGCCATCTGAATGTTATTACAGCGAGCAATCTCTTTCATTAGTTCGACAGTAGGAGTTTTTTCATACTCCTGCTTTGCCTTGATCATCCTTTTCTTAAAGATAACACGACTGTCGTACATTTTCTTCATCATTTGTGGCAAGAACCCGTGCTTATCTTTACGATACTGTGCTCCATTAGCACACACAGCAAACTCACCATCAATCTCAGTTTCTTGACCTAAGATCCCCTCAACGCTCGCACTGGGATGTCTAATTTCCCTGAGGGTTTCTGGGGAGATGTTGTACTGCATAATAAGATGAGGGTACAAGCTATTGAGATCAAAAGAAACCACCCAATCATAGAATCCAGGAATCGGTTCTTTAACATAAGCACCTGCATATTTTTCAGTTTTCGTTGCGCTTTCCCTCTTTGGAGGAATAGCAATCTTGCGTCGTAGAAGTTCGCAATATATGTAGTTATCCCACATACGAACCTGACTGAACACATCTTCAAAATTTACCTTGGCATCATATGCCATGGTGTATGCAAGTTCAATCAGTTTCATCTTGTCATCAAGTTTGTCCACCAGACGAACGTCATGGATGTTGTACTCAATGAACTTCTGCCAGTCATTCTCATAGAACTCTTTGAACGTATCGAACTCAGAGTGATCTAGTTTCTTTTCATTTAGTTCCACATTGCAGATGTGGTCTAAACGATAGGACTCTTGGTTTGTATAAGTAAACTTCTTATACAGTTCAAGATAATCAAGAGTAGAAATACCAAGAGTATCAACTGCTAATTGTTTTCTACCTTTAATATAAATCTCACGTTGTGATACTAATCTCCATGGAGAAAGAAGTTTAGTAAACTTATCACCAAGAATACGTTCAATACGATTATGGATGTACGGCATATCGAACAACTGTACATTCCATCCTGTAATTACATCAGGATAGTTCTCTTGCCAATATTCAAGGAATGCACCTAACATACCTTCCTCTGATCGGAAGTGCATGTAGTCCACCATAGGATCTCTGTTATCAAATGGTCTTGCACCAAACACAACAATACGACCAGTGAAACTATCCTTCAATGAGATGGCAAGGATCTCCTGATCTGCTGTTTCGATGTTAGGGAATCCGTTCTCTGCTGCTGTCTCAATATCAATTGTAAAGACACGGATTTTACTACCATCAAACTTTAGTTCTTCTTCAGGATGCTGTTCAGCAATATACTGATACAAGAATCTAGAGTTACCATAGATGTCAAAGTCATCAACCTCTTTATAATTTTTGATAAACTCACGAGCTTCTGTGATAGAACCAAACTGATGTGGTTCTACACAGTCACCCTCAAGTGTACGCCACTCTGAATAATTTTTACTAGGCAAATACATCGTGGGATTAAAAGGAACCCTCACGCTGTAACGATTGCCATTTTCATAACCACGTACAAGCAGACGATTGCCTGCTTGCTCAACACTAGTGTAAAACTTCATTCAAGAGATTCGATATAACGAGCAAGCAGTTGCTTGCTTGGATTGGTCACGACTGTCAGATCACCAGACCTGACATTAAACTCACGCTCAGAAGAGTGTTCTGCCCATGGGGTTATCTGTCCATTAGATTCTACCACATACGGTTCAACCATCCACACATCAGGGTCACCTGGTAAACTGTCACCCTCTGCTGGTTCTACCTGAGCAATGATCCACTCGTTAGCTAGCTTGATCAGATTCGCTTTCACTTCCATCTGGTGCCTCCGTTGCTTGTTCTGTTTCTGGATAGAAAATATTCTCTTCTTTCAATCCTAATTCCTGCAACCTATTTGAATAGTTGTCAACAATATTATTATCAGGGAAAACAACAGTAATAATATGTTCTCCTCCAAGACGATGTTCTTCTACTGGAGAGAAAGGACACCAACGAGTATATTGAATAGGAATAGTTCCATCTTCATTCTCAGTACCAAGAGTTAAAGTGTATGGATATAGCATACGATATCCAACAACTTTTTTCTCTTCGTCTTCACTACGAACTTCACCAAACATACAAAGAACTCGTTCTCCAGTTGCCAGTGTAACAATACGAATACTATGATTCGTCTTTAGTGGAATTTGTTGTTGTTGCTCAGTCATTTAATACCTCAGGTTGAATAGTTTCAGGATTTGCTTTTTTTGCTTCTTTAATTTTTTGTTCATATGCATTTTGTAATCCTGGTTCAGGATTACTGATTGTCATCACACAATCATATGGAATCTTAAACTGCCAATCGACAGAAAAAGGATTCCATTTACTAAACTTAACTTGGTATTCCATACCATATTGTTCAGTAAGATACTGAGGGTTCTCACCTGCAAGATTGAGGATGTAAGGATCTTCCATGAGAAGGCAGACACCTTTCTTGTCTTCATCCTCCCCATCAAAAATTTCTTTCAACTCAGTGATGATGCGATCACCCGTTTTCAGGGTTATGATTGATACTGCCATAGCTTATAGAGTTACTTGCGAATTATAGCATAAAAAAATGGAGGAGTCAACCTGGATTTTGCCAGGTGCTCCTCGCGGCGACGATATTCAATTCTATTTAGAACCATTTCTTACGTTGCTGTTTCTCTGGCAGTTCTTTCTTCAATGCAAT